ATCGTCAACTCCAACGTCAACGACATCATCGGGGCCAGTTCCGCAGCGCTGCGCGCCCGGATCCGGCAGCTCATCCGTGATTTTCCATACCTCGCGCGCGCCGCGAACGTCATCGTCGATTACAGCATCGGCCAGGGAATCATGTTCCAGTCGAAGGCCCAGTATCCAACACAGGCCGGCAGGGGACGGCGCAAGCAGCCGGATGAGGATGAATCGCGGAAGCCGGACCGGAAGCTGATCGGGCAGATCGAGGACGCCTTGTCCTGGTGGATGGACGAGGCGGACGCCTCCGGGAAGCTCCATTTCAACGAGCTTATGCGATTGACCAAGCGGCAGGACCTTGAGGCGGGAGAATTCATCTCCGTGAGGACATACCCGAAAACCTCAAACCGTTACTTGCCGTTTGCCTTGCAGCTCTATGAGGCGGACTGGCTCACCGGCGCCCATGACAATTACGGAACCGGCGCGCTCGGCATGGGCGCGAAGACGGGCGAGAAGGAGATCAGACAGGGGATCGAGTACGAAAAGGCCACCGGCCGCGTGACCGGTTACTGGTTTCAGGATCCCTATGGAGGCGGGCAGGATGTGTATGTCTCAGCCGGAGAGGTCAATCACGGCTTTGAAACGCTCCGCCCGCAGCAGCTCCGCGGCGTCTCGCCGTTTGTACCGGGCGTCCTTATCGCCAACGACCTCAACGACTATATCGGCGCGGAGATCGACGGTGCGAAGATGGCCTCCAAGTATCTCGGATTCGTCTACAGCGAAAACCCGGCCCTGCGCCAGGGCGTCGTGGTCGAAAACGAGACGAACGACGACGGCACCTCCACGAAGATCGAGGAGATGCAAAACGCGATCATCGAGTACCTCCGCCCGAACGAAAAGATAGAGCTGGCCAAGTCGGATCGGCCCGGAGCGACGTTCCAGCCCTTTGTCCGCCTCATTCTGACGATGCTCTCGATCACGACCGGGGCCCCTTATGAATTGATATCCGGCGATTACCAGGGGCTCAATTTTTCCACGGCCCGGATCGTCCGGAACGATTTTGCGCAGCAGCTCCGGCCGATCTCGACTCGTCACATTCTCCAGTTCTGCCAGCCGATTTTCCGCGCCGTGATCGACATGGCCGTGTTGACGGGAAGATTGACGCTTCCCGGCTATTGGCAGAACCCGTGGCCTTATCTGAAATGCGAGTGGCAGCCCCCGGGAATGGACGCGGTCGATCCGCTCCGCGAGGCAAAGAGCCAGGTGGAGGCGATCTCCGCCCTGCTCAAATCGCCGCAGGAGGTCTGCCGCGAGCGGGGCAGAAACTATGAGGATGTCCTTGACGAGATCAAGGAGGCAAAGACGCTTGCAGCCGACAGGGGGCTCGAATTCAGCGCGGCCAAGACCCCTGAGAAGAACAATCCCGCCGCGATCATGAAAGAGGAGGAGTAAGCCATGCCGCCCAAAAAGAAGGGAAAACCGAATGAATCCGACGCCCGGCAATCGCCGGACATGCACTATCGCGGCGCCCCGGTAGCCGTAAGGCAGGATGGCGGCCCGGAGACGCTGGACGAGCAGACCCGCTCCGTCGAGGTCGTCATGGCCACGGAAAACCCTGTCCGCGTCTATGATTATGAGCGTGGCGCGATCCTCGAAGTGCTGCTCATGTCCGGCTGCCAGATGCCGCCCTCCCGCCAGGTTGTCATGCTCGATGCGCACAGCCACTATTCGACGTCAACGATCATCGGATCCGGGCGCGACATGGCGGTCGACGGCGCTCTGCTGAAAGGGCGGGCCTATTTTTCCACAGCCGAGGAGGCGGAATCCACATGGATCAAGACAAAAGAGAGGCATCTCACCGATTTCTCGCTTGGCTACCGCGTCGACGAGGCCGTCTGGATCCCGGAAGGGCAGACGATGACGGTTGGAGGCCGCGCATTTACCGGCCCCCTGCAGGTATCAACGAAATGGACACCCCGCGAAATTTCCCCGGTCCCGATCGGCGCGGATCCGGAAGCGACGTCGCGGTCGGAAACCGTACCAACAACGAAAAAAACAGAGGAGGTATCAGCTATGGATCCGAAATTGAGAAAGTTTTTGGAAAGACATGGTCTGCCGACGACGGCGACTGAGGAAGAGGCTCTGGTCTTCATGGACACCCTCGACAAACGGGAGGATCCGCCGGCTCCCCCGGATCTGGATAAGATCCGCGCAGAAGCAAAGGGGCAGGAGCTCCAGCGGATCCGGGAGATCGACGCCCTCCTGGCCAAATACGAATGCCAGGACATGGCCCGCGCGCTGATCGTCGGCGAGAACGGCCAGGATCCCCCGACTCTGGCAGATGCTCAGAGAAAGGTCATGGACAAGATCCATGAGCGGGCGAAGAACCCCGGAACCTCCGGGATCGTCATGGGCGAAGACGAACGCGACAAGTTCCGCGCCGCGGCCGTCGATTCCCTGATGCTGCGGGCAGGAGAAGTCATGCCGGGTTTAACGATCAAGACTCCCGCACCCGGCGCGCAGGAGCTCCGAAGCTACACCC